AATTAGGAATTAGTTTTGGCATTAACGATTCAAGGTAATTGGACAGTTCAGATTTTAAGTAAGCAACCGGGCGCATTGCCACAAAGGTTCATCATTACTGGTGCAAGCACTGGTAACGGTACTTATACTGATGGGATGTTATTACCTGTTCAAGTAACGGGTACGAGTTGGCAGATTAATGTCCAAGCATCTGAAACTTATGATCCACCGTTTAATTGGATTTCATCGAGTATGCGAAAAACGCCTACGCTTGTTCAAAACGGTGAATATGTTTTTAAGATTGAAACCGAAGATTTGATTCAGGATAATACTTGGGACGATTTAATTTTAATTTTAAAGCAAACGGTTCCTATCCCACCTGAACCTCCACAACCTCCACCAGTTGTTCCACCTGCGCCAATTTCCCCGTCTAATCCGACTCCAAATATTCCTATCCCACAACCTAAGCCGCCCGTTGTATTAGCGCCGGGAAAAGTGTTTACAAGGTTCAAGGTAGATGAAAAACTTCCAAGGGAACAGAAAATTGAAACCTTTGGTATTTGGTTGGATTACACTGGTTCGGTTACTGGAAATTTAACTTCTTTTTTTACTTGTTCTTTGGATACGGGTTCATATAAGAAATCGGTTTTTAACGCTCAATGTTATACTTGTTCTTCTAAGCCTCATTTTGATATTGCTTATGGGCATGATGGTGGAAGTGGAAGTCGTGACTTAGGTGGAAATGATTTTTATACCCCTTCAAATGCTGTTTACGGTCAATATCGTGGGTTATGTTTGGATAATGGTCAGAAAAGATTTAAGATCGGAAATAACGAAATATTTCATTTTTACGCGATCAACGTAGCGACTGAACGAATGGGCGATTCAATGGATGAAGGGAACCTTGAATTGAACCTTCATGCACTTTCAGGTTCCGAATTTTTAACCGGAAATGGAAATCGAAATGCCCATACAGGTTCAAACGTTCGACTAGGATCAAGTGGTAAAATTTTAAGGTTAATCGACGATTCAACTCTTGATTTTTCAGGATTGTCACAGAACGCTTTAAATGGCGTTTACAGCGATGTTTCTGAAAGTATGTGTCATTTGTCCACCAGTGCTGGAAAAGTGTTCTACATGGTATCAGGAACGCTTGAAACAGGCATCTATTCTAGTTCCCAACCACACGTTTACGGAATTAGTTATCCGCAACTTGGAATCATCCTTTTGGATGCAGAAAAGTTGGATATGTCTGCTTCATTTTTAACGGTTACGGGAAGCGATGTAGCAGGCGACAACGCGATGAAATTATTTACTGCGATGTCTGGTTCGGCATTGTTCACGGATGTCAGTGGAGACTATCTTGGATTTCAAGCAAGAAAGGTTCGTCATAGTTATATGGAGCAATTCTTTGTAAGAGTATTGAACCAAGATTATAACTTTACAAATAACTTAACATATCAAACAGGCAGTGAAGGTGATATTATTTCAGATTTTTACAACAATCCGAAGGTATTTATTACTGAAATAGGGCTTTTTAATGATCAATATGAAATGCTTGCAATAGCAAAGTTATCTGCTCCGGTATTAAAATCATTTACGGAAGAAGCACTGTTTGATATAAGTTTAAATTGGTAATTAAAATGATAAACGAAGGATATTATAAAACTCATGTAGGTTTGGCAAGGCGCTATTTTTCATTAGGTGAATTACATCGTCAGATAATAGATGAAGCATTAAACTTTTCTACTATTAAAAATAAATATAAACGTCGTACTAATCACGAAGGTTGGGATTTTGATGCTGAAATAAATGATGAACTTGTAACTGTATATATTTATTTTGAAACCTCGCGGCTTGATAGGTTTAGTTTGTCTCCGAAATTGAAAACAGAAATTGACACAACTGGTAAAGTTTTCAATTTCGGATTTGAAATTGGTAACGATCGTGATACAAATCAATATACTAAAACTACATATCGTGATTACATTCGAATATTGGCAACCGTTGGTGACGCATTATATGATTTGATTAATAAAGAACATCCTACGATAGTTACTTTTTTTTCAAATTCTAAACATGGCGGCGTATCCGTCGACATTCAAAAGGACGATATTTATTTTAATACATTGGAACGAAATAAACCAAATAATTATGAATTGACTTCTACTACTGATACTGTCGATGGAAAACATGGTTTACTTTTATATAGGAAAAATAAATGATCCAAATCCCACTCGAAATAGGTGATACCATCTTAGCCGGAAGGTTCAAGAATAAAAAAATTAAAGTGAATGAAATCGCCACCGATGATTTTGGGAACCCCACAGTCAACGGCAGAAGTATATTAAAAATAAGAATACCAAAGTTATATCAAAAGCAGGAAAACGAAATGAAAATAAATATAAAAGAAAATCTTTCGCCCGATAAACTCAAAACGATCGATAAAAAGATTGAATGGTCTACCGAAAAGAATCTTCCTTTTTCACAAGGTTCGGCGATTAAAGAAGTGATTCAGCGTTATAAAATTCCTGCTATTAAATGGGGATATGTTGAAACTGGAAAGTTTATTGGTGTTGAAACCAACAAGCAAAAGATGTTTTGGCGTGATAAAGGTTCAGAACTTCAATTCTTGGGAATTTTAAATAAAGACGGAAGCGTTACTGAAAATAAAACTTTAAAAGAAGCCGTCAATCCATTTCAAAAGTCACCATTAGAAGTAAAAATAAAACAGACTGATGGTTCGTGGCACATTTATCTTCAAACGGTTGATGGTGAAGAATGTCTTACTATGACTGGATGGGGAACGAAAGAACAAGCTGAACACGCTGCTATGATGAAAGGTTATTCGTTTGACGCAAATAAATCAAGTGAAACGCCTACTCGTGAAACACCTAAGTACACTGGTTACGAAAAGGTTCGATCAGAAAAACCAGAAGAAATGAAACTTTCCAAAGAAAAGAAAATAGAAATTAAATTGGAAAGTATGATGAGAGAAATTCTTGGTAAAAAAAAAGCCTTAAATGAACTTGAAGTTACTGATGTTGAAAAGGTTCGAAAAATTGAAGAAATGGCGAGATTGAGTGATGAATTTGATCGCATCAAAGCCGAAATGGAAAAAATTAAAAAACAATTAGAACCATTGGATGAAGAAATAACTAAATGGATGGAAGAAGCAGATGCTTCGGGAGAACGTGCATTGGAAACTAAAAATATATTAATTACGATTAAGAAAAAAGGTAATCCAAAAGTAGAAATTCCAGCATATAAAGAAAGATTTGAGCGGTTATATTCACGAGTAAACGGGGCATTAAAAAAACAAGAAGATGAATATTGGGAGTCAATTAAAAAATTTAAGAAAATCCCCACATCTATTGGAGTCCAATACAAAAATAATGAAAGTAAAATTAACGAAGATAATGTTCTTTCAAGAACTTGGTCAAAAGTAAAATCTTATTTTGGTAATTTATTTAATAAGATTGTAAATTACGGCAAAATAGCAGATCAAGGAATAAACGAACTTAAAAGAATGGTGTAAATGGGAATCCCTCGCGTAATACACGCGGTAAAACCGCAAGACTTCACAATTCGCCCGATAACTGTCCACAAGTCTTACTTGGTTCGGAAGGCAGATTTGTATTCAGGTTCGATGCCGCAAACGTCGAGTGGTTACAGACTTTGGGAAGGATTATGGACCAGCGAAAAATTGAAATTGGGAACTAATTCAGAATCAACTTATCCAACCAACAGTTTTGATGGCACTTATAAAAATATTATTTGGTCTCAGTTGGATGCTCAATATTATCGTTTCCCATATGATAAATGTGCCACATTAGAACACGCTAATAAACGATTCTCTAAAAAATTCCTGAATTACAGCGCATCAATTATTACATTACCTTATTTGGATTTTGGTGAATCAATTAAAGCAGGATCAGTAGAAATAACTGGTTCTAATTTTAATTTGACTGATGATCGAAATGGTAATTTGTACGATGTAAGTTTAACGACAGGTTCATATTCGGATAGGCATAACCTTATAGCTTATTGGGGTTTCAATAATGAATTTCGCAAAGGGAAACTAAACGAATTTAAAGTATTGGATCGAACCAAACTTAATTATGAAAGTTCCCAATTTGAACCATCCGAAGGTTCGATTGCAAGTAATATTAGAATATCAAGTGGTGTACCATTAAATAACACTGCTTCTGGTCATTGTGTTTGGTTAGATGAATCATATATTTGGACTCAGCACCGTGATGAATTTAATTTTAGTAAAATAAACGATTTTACGATCGGTTTTTGGGTTAATTTAATTGATCCTATGTTTACTACGAATACTTTAATTTCGAAGAATACGGTAGTAACAGAACAAGTTTCTGGGCTAATGGATAAACCTAATCAAAATGGTGTTGTCCTACCTACGTATTATGAAACCAGTTCTACATCCTATACACCTACTGATATATACCCATATAGGTTTGAATTATCCGGTATTTCTGGAAATGTAATATTTAAACGATCGGATGGGACTTCTACAATTTCAATGAGTGGAAGTATAGATATGGACGGATCAGGCTGGCATCATTATGCTACTGTTAAATCTGGTTCTAATTTATATTTGTATCAAGATGGAACCTTAATTCAAAGTAGTTCCGATGTGTCGTTTCACCCGTTAAATAATCATGATTTGATGATAGGATCAGATAATTTTATCGGAACTAATCATTTTAATGGTTATATGGATGAAATTCGATTTTACAATAAGGGTCTTTCTTCTGATACAATCGCTACTTTGGCAGATAGTTCAAGTCTTGGAATGCACCAAAGTTCAATCGTTGGGAATGTTTTTTATCGGTCAGGAAAGATAGTTATTTCTAGTTTAGACCCAAAGCACAACCAAATCCTTAACCAAGATTGGAAATTAAGATACAAGGGAACCCATACCATTTATGAGTATGAAACACTTGTTAGAATTAAAAAAGGAACCTTTAACCATACCACAAATAAAACATGGTTAAAAGCACCAAATTCCGATTTAATACGAGACGAAGCAACTGGAAGTATGCGACCATATTTCACCCAAATAAATCTATTTGATTCAGAAGGTGATTTGGTTGCAGTCGGAAAAATGAACCAAGCAATACAAACCCGAAACGACGTTGATATTAATGTTTCGATACGCTGGCAAGGATAACCATGATAATTTACAAAACTACTAATTTAATTAATAATCGGATTTATATAGGTAAGGATAAATATAATAATCCTAAATATTTAGGTTCAGGAAAACTTTTAAAACAAGCTATAAAAAAATATGGCAAAGAAAATTTCAAAAAAGAAATATTAGACTACTGTTCAGATGAAGAACATTTAAATGAACGTGAGAAATTTTGGATAGCACACTTAAATTGTCAAATCAGTGATCAATATTATAATATTGGTGAAGGTGGTGAGGGTGGAGATAATTTAACTTATAATCCAGATAGAGAAGCTATTTGTAAAAAAATGTCTACATTAATGACTGGTGAGGCCAATGGAATGTTTGGTAAAACTCATTCAGATGAAACTAAAAAAATAATATCTGACAATCGCAAAGGAATTACCAGTGGTTCCAAAAATCCAATGTTTGGTAAAACTCATTCGAACGAAGTAAAATTAAAAATTGCTAAAATAAAATCAAGAAAACTCATACACGTTCCAAGTAAAAATATATATGATTCTATAAAGATTGCTGCTAAATGCAGTAATGTAACTGAAAATACTATACGATATAAAATTGAACTCGGCGAATATATTGATTATATAGATGACTTTACGGATTCTCTACAACATATATATTTGAATATACTTAATGATAATATTTCAAATAAACAAATAGAACTGGCACAAACTCGTAAAAATGCATATCAAAAACGCTCGCCTGAAAAACGCAAGCATACAAGTGAAACAAAACAAAAAATAAGTGAATCGCATAAGGGAAAAAATTCTGGATATGACAGTACAATGTCTAAACCAACTATTCATGCGGAAACTGGTATGAAATTCAAATCACGTCAAGAAGTAATGGATTATTTTAAAATTAGTAAATATATGTTTAAACAACAATTATTACGCGGCACATTTATAAATGGCTAATGGATAGATACATGAAAATTAAATCAATTATAAATGAAATTATAAAAGAAGGTAAACAGGTTGGTATTGTTTATCATTTTACTACGTTAAATAATGCGATTATGATTGTAAAGTCAAATCATTTGAAAGCGTATCGCGCAACTAAAAATATTAACGGTAGAACCCTTTCAACCAGTCGAGATAAAAACTTTTCTAAACGAAGAGGTGATCAATTATCTATTTCTGGTGCAGATATAGCGTTTGTATTGGACGGAAATAAATTATCAAATACCTATCAAGTCCGTCCGTATGATGATACTTATGATGCTACGGAACGTGAATATGAACCAGAAGATAAATTAAATTTTGGAGATGAGCAAGAAGAAATTTGGTATGGAAAAAAAATAGAATCTGATGTTGGATTTAAAAATTTTAACAAATATGTCATTAAGGTTATTTTTACCAAAAGATTTATAGATAAATGTTTTTTTAAGCCTGCGAAACTTTATGTTGTTGGTGAAGACAAGGTTACAGATTTATTTGGAAGTTCCGACGAATTTGAATTAGAACCGCGTAAAAAAATAAATGAAATTAAAGATTGGTTTGAAAATAACGGCTTTAAAGTAGAAATAGAAAAATGAACTGGATACACCAAAACACCGAAATTGAAACGATAGAACAAATACCCGAATCAGCTATCGCGTTCATATACCTCATAACAAGGTTAAGCGATGGAAAGTTTTACGTTGGCCGTAAGATGTTGTCAAGTAATCGAAAGGTTCGACTTACCAAAAAAGAAAAGCTGCTCCCAGAAAACAAACGCAAGATTTTCAAGCGAGTAATAAAAGAAACTGATTGGAAAGATTATTGGGGCAGTTCGAAAGAATTATTTGAAGATATTAAATTATTGGGCAAGGAAAGTTTCAAACGCGAAATTCTCTGCTTCACTTCAAATAAGACAGATACTTCGTTCTACGAAATGTTCTATCAGATGAAAATGAACGTATTATTTGAAGACTCGTATAATGGTCACATCGCAAATACAAAATTTTTTAAAGGAAAGATAAGTCGATTATGAAATTGAAACTTATATTGGAATCAATCGTTCAAGGCGGTAAATTCAACGTTTATCACGGATCAAATCATAAATTTACTAAGTTTGATTTAAGTAAGACTGCTGCAAATGTTGCGTGGTTTTCAGATTCGATCGAAGATATTAAATCTGGTTCTGCTGGTGCAGATTCTTCCAAATACATAATGGAATTTGAAATTACCCTTAACAATCCTGCTGGTTGGGATGAATACGATAAATACAGCTTGGATGAATTGATGAATGAAGGATTTGATGGCGTGATCTTGAAAGATGGGGATACGACTAATTTCATCGTGTTTGATGTTAAAAATATTAAGTTTATAAGGAATATTGAATAACATGAAAATAAAAAAACACTCCGAATTAATGACCGAATTATTGATGGAAGAACTTTCCAATCAGATTCAACCATTAAATCCAAATCAATTAAGAAATGAAGTTGAAGACGTACTGAGCCAAAGGTTAGGCGATGAATATACGGCTTATTATTTTTATTTGAACGCAATGAACTGGTGCGTTAACGAAGGTTATGTTAAAGCAGGTGCATTTTTTAAAACTGAAAGTGAACATGAACTTCAACACGCATTGAAACTTCAAACATTCCTAACTGATTGGAACCTTGTCCCTAAAATTCCCCAAGTAGAAACCCAATTCAACTTTGAATCACTGGTTCAAGTGATAAATAAAGCCTACGAACTGGAATTTAACCTTTTAATGGCATATAGCGACAACGCCAAGGCATTAATCGTAAAAGACATTAATGCTTTTACTTTCTTGCAGCAGTTCGTTCAAATCCAGAATGATAGTGTCAAAGAATTTTCAGATTTATTGAATGTTCTTCGATTGATCGATCATACCGATAAATACCAATTATTATATTTTGAAAACGAATACTTCAAATGAAATGTTAAAGTAGTTGCACGTCCGGCCTAAATCACTTATACTTGTGATATATGGACAAACTTCAATTATTAGAATCGGTATTAGGGCATGGTGATAAGACCAATAGGGATTATTATCAATTCTATTGCCCGTTTTGCTCTCACCGAAAAAAGAAGTTAGGTGTTTCGTTAGGGACTGGAAAATGGAAGTGTTGGGTATGTCCAGTCAAAGGTTCGACCGTTTCAACTTTACTTAGAAAGCTAAATGCTTCTGGTCAACAAATCCAATTAAGTAAAGAATTATTCAAAGAAAAGGTTCATTTCCAAAAAGAAATTTTAAGTGGAATAACCTTACCTAATGAATTTAAACCTTTATGGCAACCTACTGGAAGTTTCTTTTATCAAAAGGCAAAAGGTTACCTAAGTGGAAGAGGTGTCACTGAAAAGGACATCATAAAACAGCGAATAGGCTATTGTGAACGAGGAAAATATTCTGATATGGTTATATTTCCTTCTTATGATTCACAACAGCAGCTTACTTATTTTGGAAGTCGAACCTTTAATGACCTTTCCAGTATCAAATTCACCATCCCCGAAAATATTGATAAAAACCAACTGCTTTACGACGAAAATCAAATCAACTGGCAAGAACCAGTGATATTGGTGGAAAGTAAATTAGATGCGATTGCAGTGAGACGTAACGCATATCCACTTTACGGAAAACAAATCAATCAGAGGTTCAAGCAAAAAATCTTAGATGAAGGAACAAGTGAAGTAATCTTTTGTTTAGACGGTGATGCACTCAGGGAAGCAATTGGACAAATGGATTGGTTTTTAAATAACGGGATAAAGGTTCGATTGGTCAAAATACCATTAGGAGACGACCCTAATAGTCTTGGATACAAACAGATTTGGAAATTAATAAATAACGCCGAACCTTTGAACGAATCGAATGTTTGGCAATTTAAAATGAAACAATTATTGAAATGAAAATTAAAAATATTGTACTTGCTCTTAAAGATCAATTACCTTTGCGCAGATTTATTAGAAATTTATTAAAAGGTCATTTAATAGGACTGTGTTCTAAACGATCTCATTTTAACAAATCAGGCGAACCAAAGGTTACTTACAATACAAAAGCAACAGCACAAAAGTCGGCCGCCGCAATGCAGTTAAAAAATGGAACTTATTATTCCAATTATAAATGCATGTATTGTGATGGTTACCATATTGGTAGAAATTCAGAAAACAAATCATGAAAACCTTCCATCCTAACCTTTTCGGAAAAGTTTGTTTTGTAATATTCGTGATTTTAGAATATTGCTTTGTTGTAATTCCGATAACAAAATTATTGTTAACCCATTATATATTAATAGACTTCTTTATTTGGATGGGAGTCGTATATGTTTGCGGGTATATTTCAGTTGAATTAATTTGGAAACTTTTAAATTCTTATAAATGAAATTTGATGACATCGACGATATTCCAACTCCTATTGCAATTATTGGAGTTAGCATAATTTTACTTTCAGTAATTGGTTATTTTATCGGCGGAAACAATTCAGTTATGATCATAACTGGCCTTTCATGCTATCTAATTCCCACAATTGGATATTTATTTTTGTTGTTTAAAAATAATGAGCGATCCGGTTGGATTGTCTTGGCATATACAACTCCTGCGTTTATTATGATTCAATATATGACGTTAAAGTGGTGGTTGTGGGATTTTTTAGAACTTTTAAACTCTTATAAATGAAATATATTTACTTGTTACTTGTTGCAATTGTAATTTCTTTAATTCGTTGGTATTTTGCGAGAGATGGTGAAAACATTGGTTTGGGAATTTTAATTGTATTTTTTGGATTTTTTATTGTTAATCCATTAGATGATGATTCATATCGTTCTGGCGATGAAAACTTTTTTTGAAAATGAAACTTTACAAACTCAAACATCTTCCGACTGGATTGTTTTACACCCCATCAAAAGGTTCAGGCAATCTTTCTGCAAAGGGCAAAGTTTACGTCGGAATTATCCCTCAATTGAAGTGGTGTGAAAACGTTAGAATTAAATTTTATACTGATTCAAAATCAAAAAAGAATCAACTTTTGATTGACCATTTCAAGTTAGATACGTCGCGATATATAGTTGATACTTGCTTAAAAACACTTCCATCTGATTGGGAAATAATTGAAATTCAATGATAAACTTTATTTGTGAAAACTTCGGCTATTGTTTTATCATAGCAGTTGCAAATTATATGATTTGGTTATTAAACAAAAGAAAAAATGAAATCAATTAAACTAAATTCAATTATTGACACATTCAATGTCGTCGGTCGAGGAACTGTAATTGTCGTTGACCAGTCATATCGAAACAAATTTCAATTAAATGATGAAATCGAATATGACAATAAAACATTCGTTATTCATGGAATTGAATCAACATCAACTCAAAACCATCCAATTGGTCTAATCGTTAAAGAAAAGAAATGAAAGATGATTATTTAAAAATAATAGAGTTTGTAATAAATAAACGAACTGATATTATTGAATTACAAGAAATTTATAATCAAGTCAAAATTTTAGAAGATGTCGATTACAATAAAATTAGACAATTAATTGATTTCAAAGAAAGTCGAAAACTTGGCGGGTATGCAATTCAATTGAACAAGGCATTATCGTTTTTGAAGCAAGAACTTAAAATTTATTACAAAAATGAAAAAAGATTTAACCGGAAATAGATACCAAAGAACGTCTTGTCCTCAAATTTGGAACAAATATCATTTATCATGGGCAAATTACAAATGTGCTTGGCGATTGATTAAATTCATTGATTCTGAATATTGCATATTAGAAACGCCTAAGACAAAAAAGCAATTGACTGCTAAGATTGATGATTTAAGACTTTTGAGTAAAGAAAATCCTTCTAATTGTTATAAACCTAATTGAAATGACTAACCTTATCATAGCAGGAACCAGAACCTTCAACGATTATGAATTATTGGAATTAGAAACCGCAAGGTTCATGAAAGAAAATAATTTAAAATTGCCAATTTCAATCGTTTCCGGCAAAGCCAAAGGTGCTGATTCATTGGGAGAAGTATTTGCTAAGAAGTTTGGATTTCCGATAGTTAAAAAACCAGCAGATTGGGATAATATTACAGGAGTTTCACCTGTTTACGTCAAATACAATAAATTCGGCAAGCCCTATAATTCAAGAGCAGGACATGATCGAAACGAAGAAATGGCGAAGATAAGTCAGTATTGTATTATCTTTCATGACGGCCAGTCGAAAGGTTCATTGAATATGAAAGAAAATTGCGAAAAATATAATTTAACCTATAAAATTATTAAGTATGAAAGTTAGATATTATTACACCAGCGAAACTACTATTTTCAATACTGATTCTGAACAGTTTCATACCTTAATTAGAACAGAAGAACGAAGTAATGTCAAGTGGAAATTAATGATTAAATTTCATAATGGTGGAGATATAATTGAAATTACAGATGAAGAATCGCTGATTTCCCTCGAATCTATGTATTTTGATTATGGAGAATGTGAAATTGACCCTATGAACTTAATTCCCGAAACTATTAAAGAAATTATAAAAGAATATGAAAACTAAATACAGAAAAGAGCCTAGTTGGAAATATGAGGTTTTGCAATATGAAATTATACGAAAGTTTTTATGGTTTAATATTTCTACTTGGAATAATATTCCTACCATTAACAGAATTTACAGTAATGATGTAGAAATGTTTATCGAAGACTCTTATAAATACGTTTCATCCTACAATGAAAACCTTGACAAATTCATAGATAAGTGGCCAAATATAGAATCTTATTTTGTGTTTTACAATCATATGAAAGATTCTTACGAATTAAATAAATAAAAACCAACTCATATATCCATTTGAAAACAGTAAATAAAGTCTTTCAGGTTAGCGATTTGCACATTCGTCTCTATAAGAGGCATAAAGAATACAATCAAGTATTCAAACGTTTATTTCAATACATCCAAGAAACCAAAACAGAAGAATCTATAATCTTTTTAGGAGGCGATATTGTCCACAATAAAACGGATATGTCGCCTGAATTGATCGAGGTTACTTCTAACTTTTTAAAAGGATGTGCCGACATCCTTCCGACGATTTTGATTGCTGGTAATCACGATGGAATAATTGGACATTCGGCCCGTCTCGATGCGCTTACCCCTATTGTAAATTCCTTGAACCATCCTAACCTTCATTATTGGAAGGATAGTGGCGTTTATAAATTTGGCGGCTTAACTTTTTCTGTATTTGGAATTTTTGACAGCCGGGAAAAATGGGTCAACGGTTCAGATATTAAAGGAAGATATAAAATTGGATTACATCACGGCCCAATTATTGGTTCTAAGACTGAAACGCAAACCCTTGATTCTGGTATCAAATTAGATGTCTTTGATAATTTGGATATTGTTATGTGTGGGGACATACATAAATTCCAAACCTTGCAGGAATATCACGAAGAGGATGGAAGAAAATACCCGGCTGTAAAATATTCAAGTTCACTTTTGGGTCAGAATTATGGGGAATCAGTAGATGAACATGGCATCTTAGTTTGGAATTTGCCCAAACGTACCGCTGAATTTGTTAGAATTAAAAATGATTACGGGTTTGTAACTTTCAATGTTATAGACGGGAATTGTAATATTCCGAACGATTTACCCAAGAATCTTCGGGTCAGAATCAAATTTGAAAATTCATCCAATCAGGAAGTAGAAGAATTTGTCAAACGGTTAAGTAAGAAATACAATATCGTAGAATTGATTAAGCAAAAAGGTTCGACCTTAACCGAATCATTACAGACAAGCGAAGAACTACTTGGAAATAGCAGAGACGTTGAATTTCAAAATTCAATAATTAGAGAAATGTTAATGGTTCAAAATCAAGACATAACAGAAGAAGAAATAAATTCTGTTTTGCAATTGAACCTTGAAATGAATAAATTACTTCCGATTACAACTGTAAATAGAAACGTAACTTGGAAACCATTAAAATTAGAATTTTCAAATATGTTTTCCTATGGTGAAGAAAACGTTATTGATTTTACTGATTTTAAAGGGAATTACGGCATTTGGGCCAAAAATGCCGAGGGCAAAAGTAGCATTTTTGATGTTTTGACCTTTGTATTATTCGACAAATCGACCAGAGCATCAAAAGCAAGCCACATCCTGAATAATCAGAAGTCCAAATTTCAATGTAAAATTAACTTTGAATTGGGCGGAAAAATTTATTGGGTAGAACGGGTAGGAACCAAGAACGAAAAAACTGGTGCTGTAAAAGTTGACGTGAATTTCTGGACTATTGATGAAAATGGTGAAAAGGCCAATTTAAACGGAGAAGACCGCGATAAAACCAATTTCATCATCCGTGAATATGTGGGAACTTACGATGACTTCATTATGACTTCTCTTTCAACCCAATACGACAATCAGAATTTTGTCGAAAAAAGTCAGCGTGATCGGAAGGAATTGCTTTACAAATTTTTGGATATTTTTGTTTATGACGACCTTTATAAACTTTCAAAGGAAAATTCAAAAGAATTTCAGGTATTAATCCGTGAATTTGAAAAGGAAAATTTACACCAACGATCTAGTCAGGTTTATAATCAAATCCAAGAAAACGAAAGTAAACTGGATTTGATTGATGTGAATTTGAACGCGGTCAAAGGTTCAATCAAAGAAAAAACAGAAGAACTTTTATCCTTGAATAAGGATTTTAAACCGATTGATGTAAATCTGGATATAAATGAGCTTATTGATCAAGAACATAAAAACCGCATATCGATAGAAAATTTCTTCCAACAAATATCCAACATAAAATTAGATTTAAATAATCTTTTAAAAGAAAAAATAAGTTTAACCGAACAATTGATACCACTTTCGGTTTATTCTGATATTCAAGAATGGGAACGCGCATATCAAAATATTCAAAATACGGTACGAGAAGAAGAAAACAAACTTCAATTACTTGATCGTGAGTTAAACGAATGTAAAGTTAAACAAAAACATTTGGATAGTCACCAGTACGATCCGAACTGTAAATTTTGCGTAGATAATCAATTTGTTAAAGATGCAAAGCAGGCCATTGAAAAAATACCTGAATTGGAACAAAGTAGAATAAGTTTGTTGGGGTGGCTGGATATTTATAAGAATGGGTTAGAAAGTTCAAAACAAACCCTTGAATTGGCTCAGGAATATCAATCAGTTTTAAAGCAATTATCTACAATCGATTCAAAGGTTCAATTATTAACTGAACAAGTTAAAACCTTAGAATTAAAATCACAATCATTAGAAACAGAACGAACTAATATTCAAGCTAAGAAAAATGAATATGAATCAAATGTTTTACTGATAACCAAAAACAATGAAATATTAAATTTAATTACTGAAACTGAAACTCAAATCAAACAATTGAACCTTCAACATGATTCAGTGCAAAAGAATCACCGATTGATTGAACTTGAAATTTCAAAACTAAAAACAGAATATTCAGATATTAACCTTAAATTAGATAAATATCTGGATTATTTAAAGAAGTATCGGGTTTATGAACTTTATTCCCAAACAGTTTCAAGAGATGGAGTTCCGTACAAGATTGTAGAATTGGTTCTTCCGGTATTGGAAAATGAAGTAAATTTGATTTTAAATTCGATCGCCAATTTCACTGTTAAGTTAGAAGCAACGGACGAAAAATACATCCATGCGTTTATCAATTACGGCCCTAATCAAATTTGGCCAGTAGAATTAAGTTCAGGGATGGAAAGGTTCATGTTGAGTTTGGCGTTTCGTGTAGCCTTAACCGAAATCACTTCGTTGCCAAAAAGTTGTTTCTTAGCGATAGATGAAGGCTTTGGTGTATTGGATGCGGAAAATATTTTACAAATCGGAAAATTGTTTGAATATTTGAAAACCCAATATGAATTTTTGATTTGTATTTCTCATATTGATACGATGCGTGATTTGGTTGATAAACAAATAAAAATAAACCGTGTAGACGGATATAGTAAGGTGGAATATTTAAATGCTACTTAAAAGAACAAAGAATGGATTGGACAAGGTTACTGCGTCTATAATGGATGTGGATAGCAGTTCATTATTTGATATTTTTGTTCCCAAACAATTAAGAGCAGGAAAGAATGAAATCAGGATTCGGCTTGTTAATGATGGATTAGTCAAAGGTTCGGATGTACTGATAGATGTATTAGACCAAAACAAAGAACCTTTGTATTATGAAATTTCCGATGTTGCCAACGAAGATAACAGCAGAAGTATAATTGTTCATGTAACTGAATCCGATTTAACTGGAAAAGCATATCTGTATGTATATGCAAAACTAGGTATCGAATCCAGTTACATGACTCTTATAAATTTGGAAGTTAATCCTGAACTGGAATCAGAACAAGAAATAAAATTATCGGAGCCTCCGGAAATATTTTATTCTGAACGAAGGTTAGCAACCCAAACATATTCAAATTCCACCAGAGAAATAATTAAAAAGAATAATAATGGAAACGTTTATACGATCAGTCCTATTATTCCAAAACAATTAATTGAAAGTACATTTACAGTCGAAAAAGCCGAAATTAGAGAATTGAAATCCGATAATACAGTCGGAAGTGGATCAACAATTCAATTACCTAAGCACTTTGATCTTGCCAGAATCAACTCTATTAATTTTCCGTTTAGTTCTAGTTATAAAAATGGAACAATAGAAATAAATGGAATAAATTTAGAAGTCCCAAATGATGCCATCATAACTGCATCATTCTTCAATCAAAGTTATAGTGCGTCTATTGTCAATGTTATTTCGACCAGTTCAATTGAAATCTATCCGCCGTTTTCAAAATTAATTGAATATCAGACATTAACTGGCATAAAATCCAAAATGTATGATAGATTTAATAATCAGGCTAATTTCACTTGCTCGTATTTTGAAGTGCTAACCTTAGCGCAATCAAATTACACCCAATCGTATGCCGTGTTTGATTTATATAACTTGAATACAGTAGCAGGTAAAATTGATAGTGTAGACATCAGTTATAAGAATTTAAGTTTAATCGGTGACAACTACGAGCCATTGGGTAATTTCAAAGTTAAGCCAGTAAATTATTTAATCGATAGTTCAAGCCTATTCTTTGATAATGAAAAAGGAATTATTGAACGTCCGATCGGAACGTTTAAAAATGGCGTAGTTGACTTCCAAACATACTGGCAAACATCTTCGCTTGCTTCTGTTATTGCTACTGATTCAGTTCCTAATGGGATCAAACTAAGTGGCAATGAAGTTGTATTTGAACCTAAGATTCAATTCAATCCGATTAACCGAAAAGAAACCGAGTGGAACCTTTCGTTTGATTTTAATTTACAGCCAAGCCAAAGTGGTGTACCCCAATTAGATATTTTTGTATCGGGATCAAATGAAATAAAAACAGGTATTCTTAAAGATTCTCCGTATCAACCATATTCAAGTTCAAATATTGGAACTTATATCGGAAGCGTCACTGAAAGATTAGGAAAAGGTTCCTTTAATTTCAGTATAAATGATCCTTCGCGTATAACACCTAAATTTGCGCTTAGACGCGGTTTTTTATCAATAGGCAATGTTACCCTTACACCAGTAGAGAAAGTCGGTTACAACGCAAGCCAGACCCGTATATACGCACCTATGAATCTACCGACAGGTAGTGAAGTTAACTTTAAGATTGATTATGTAAATCCGGTCGGAAAAAGGTTAAGTAAATTTACAAGTTTACTTCCCGGAGTTTATTTTGAAGGAAGTTTTAAGCCTTCATCTACGGGAACAACTATTCCAACCGGAACGGTTTCTGGGTCAGATCAGTTAACGGGAAGTTTTGATAATCGCTACCATCGACTTGGTACTGGATTACTTTCAAGTTCAAATCAAATAGCTACCGATATAAGCGGTTCATTTATAAGTTCTAGTAATTCATTATCTGGTAGAATTTCAGTTTTTGAAAGTAAAACATTAATTTCAAGTTCAAACCAAATTCCTGCGATTGAATTAGTTGGTATTCTTGAAGGATATTATGAATCGAGAGGTACTGGAATATTATCAAGTTCAAATCAAATCGCTTCAAATATTTCCGGATCGTTTACAAATTTATCAGGTTCATTTCAAACTAGAATTTCTACGATTGAGAACAAAACATTGATTAGTGGAAGTGAACAATTGACAGGAAGTTATGATTCTAGGTATCATAGACTTGGAACTGGATTATTAAGTTCAAGTCAACAGATTGCAAATGATATAAGTGGATCGTTTAATTTAATATCTAGTTCACTGGCCATTCGAATAAATGTATTTGAAACTAAAACATTAGTTTCTGGTTCAGATCAATTATCCGGAAGTTATGATTTAAGATATGAACGTAAAGGAACTGGCCTGTTTTCTGGATCAACCCAAGTTGATTACAATCAAATATTAAATAAGCCGATTCTTAGTGGTAGTGGACTATATCGAATATTAATTTCAAGTGGAAGCAATTCTGGATCATTTGGTGACCCTAGATTATTATATGATCCAAGTCAGAGTAAATTTACACTAACTGGTTCTACTAACTTAAATGGAAATTTATACCAAACTGGTTCTACTTCTACCAGAATGAGTTACATTTGGGACGGTCCAAAAGTTGTCGGTGGAACGCCGGGAATAATTTGGACAAATATGGAATCAACTGTAAATACTTGGTTGGGAACGAGCGGATTGCCATCCCCAGATGCTACATATATCGGAGATTTTACCGAAATTACCCAAGGAAGATTATTTACAAGTTTACAGTCCATTGCCGGATCGGTTACTTGTTCATTAGAAGTTCAATATAGCCTAGATGGAAGTTCAAGTTGGGACCCAATGGTTACATTAACAGTTGGGACTACGCCAAATTATAAAGATAGTGGCTGGGCAAGAATTCCAAATGGCTCTAAAACATTTTGCTATATCAGATTAGTAGGTTGGGGCGGTGATGGCCTGCGTGATCCTAGATTTAGTCCACCAATAGTTTTATTTAGATGAAAAATATTTGTATATATCCCGGAAGATTTCAACCATTTGGTCCCCATCATTTTAAATCTTATAAATGGTTATGCTCAGTATTTGGGCCTGATAATGTTTTTATTGTTACATCAAATCATCAAGATTTGAATTCCCCATTAACTTTCCAAGAAAAATTACTTTGCATTTCAAAGTACAATATTTCAAAAGACAAAATCGTAGAAGTTAAGAATCCATATAAGGCGGATGAAGTGATTCAAAGGTTCGATCCGGATAACACTTCTGTAATTTTTGCTTATGGAGAAAAAGATTTTGGTCGCATTAAATTCCAAAAAACTGATGGAACCCAAGGTTATTTCCGGCAATTTTACGGCCAAAAACAACTGGAACCATTATCCAAATGTGGTTATGTGGTTGATATGCCCGATGCTAGTTTGAAATATGATGGTCAAGAAATTAATGGAACTTTTTTGAGACAAATATTACCACTTGCCAATCGCGATGAATTTTCACGGATAATGAATTATTACGATCCACAAATTCATTTTTTGTTTAAAAAGAAATTTCATCCTGATATTGTCCAATTTACCGAAACGATTTTATCCGAAGGTTCAACCATCACAAAAACCCAACTTCAACGGATAGAACAATACGCGGATCAATTATTCAAGAGTTATGGGATAGACATTAACTTTCAGGATTTATCCAAAGAAACGCATTTTTGGCAACGAGTAAATGATCCTAGAAATGGTAATCCAATTACAACTGATGAACTCAGACAACTATTCAAAAAAGCATCTTCAAGGTTCGGGAACAAATTAAGTCAAAGCCCCGCTGGATTCGAAGCAGTCTTAAAGGACATGGAAACGGACATTAATCTTCCGTTTATCCTGAAATACGATCGTCAAAATAATGAACTGGATTTGATACCAAAAACAATCATGAGAAAACCTGATTTTAAATCGAGTTCTCCATCATTGGCAATGGAATCGGTCGGGAAAAAATATAATAGACATATCCAACATATTTATGAAGATGAAACCTTAACGTCAAACGATTATTTGGACATAGCAGAAATGTTAATGAAAGGTTCGGTTAATGCAAGTTTGAAACTAGACGGTTATAATTTTAAAGTTACTTTTAAAGGTGGAAGAATTTTTTGTGCAAGGTCAAAATCAGAATTAATTAATCCGTTAACTATCCTTCAATTAAAAGAAAAATACAAAACTAAACCAGATCAATTATTTGTATTTGTAAAAGCAATGGAAGACATTGGAAATTCATTGCTGAAATTAGGAACTAATCGCCTAAATGATATTTTCCAAAACGGCAGAACCTTTTTGAATTTTGAAATCCTACATCCTCGTGCTAAGAATGTTTTTGATTTTGG